TGTTATACCACGAAGATACGAAGTTGTCAAGAACATCACAGAACCTTGTGCTTTTAATCTATCATATAACATACTAAATGCTTGGTCACTTGGTTGTTCAAACATAAACTGTACCATGTTTTGATATGGTACTTGATACAATGCAGTTTTATCTTCTTCATCACCAGGCAAGAAACCTATCTCTCTTGTAGGGACTGCACTTCTTACAATATATACAGTATCATATGATGACTCTGTATCTAACACATTTTGTAATGCAAGATATAAAGAAACGAAAGTTTTTCCAGTTCCAGCAGCTCCATGTAAAAATAAATTCTTACCTTTTTTATATTCTTCAAATACAACTTTTTGGTTATCAGTAATAGGTTTTACTTTTACCAAATCATCATATTTTAAATCTTGTTTTTTAGCCATTACAAAACCCCATGTTTTTTCAAGACTTGTTGAGTCTTAATATCTTTAATACTTTTCTTATTATATTTATGTCCCAATGGAGTCTGTGGGTGCGCTTCTGCAATCCTTGATAAATTCTCTTTCCAACCAGAATCAGTCTTAATTCTATCACCAGTTCCAGATGCAGACATTGAAAATAAAGATGGAAGTTGTACAATGTCTGGGTTTTGTTCTAAGAACAAGTCTTTACCACCCATTGTAAAAAACTCTTCCCACTCTTCACCAGTTTCATTATTTTTAAAATTATATGTCGGCATCAAGTTTCTCTTTCTGTAGTTCACTTAACTCTTTTTGGAGTTTAACTACGGTCATCTGTAATGCATGAATTTCCCCTTGCATATCTGCAACGGTTCTTTTCCATGTTTCTTCTCTAGTTTCTTCTATTGTCATGCTACCCTTTCGAATATCATCTTGTCTAATTTTCCATAATATCCAATCGTAGTATCTTTCTGGCTCTGTGTCTTGAACCACTCTGGAATAGGTCTGTTCTTCCATGTTGCGAATCTCCTTTTTGCAACTTTGTAGAGATTACGATACGCTTGTACTGTATCACCCTCGACTAAACACTCTGGGAATTCTTTCATTGCTTGTGGAACTGGAGTATTACCCATCACACTTGAAGGCATATTCTTAGGTGGTTCTCGTAATAACCACCAGTTTTCTTTTGCGCCATGTTCTTTCCCATACCTATATGTATATTCGTCACAAATCAACTTATAATAAGTAAACATTAACATATAGTTTTCTCGACACATTCGTACCCATATGTTAGTTGGGTGATTCACATGACCAGCAAGATATAAACCTTTGTTCATCTTTCTATCTGCAAGTTTCCACCGTTTAATCTTATGACCTTTTGCAGTTTTACCATAGAACAATTCACCGTCAAGAACCCTATGAGCAGTACATAACATTTGTTTGTACTCTGTAGGCATCTTAACAATGTGTTTATCACAATGATACTCAATAGACTTGAAAGGGTCTTCATCTAAGTAAAAGAAATTCATCGGCTATACTTTTCCAAAAGATATTCAGAAACAGTAACACCTTTCTTTTCAGCACGCTTGGTGATATATCCTTTACGTCCATCACTCAATTTTTTGTAGTCTTTTACTACATCTTTTGAATATTTTAAGTTCATTACTTCTCCCATCTGTAAAATATGTGGTCTGCAATCTCTACCGTTTTAGTTTTAGATTTTCTCCACGCTGGATAAACATAGTCAGCATGGTAGTGGGTTGCACCCTCTGTAAAATCTACTATTTGAATATCATCATACACTAAAACTAACGATAAGTCAAGTAACCTACCATAAGTTGTCGGTTCTTTTGGGTCATCACTTTTACCATCACAGAACCAACTAAATTGACAACGATTCTTTATAGGATAGTAAGTTCCATCTTTCTTCCAAGACTCCCTCGTAGGCCCTTGTTCTACCACTCCACAGACCGTGTTAGGATATCTACTATCTTTTACACGATTCATAACCACTAAACTTACTGCAAGTTGTCCTGCTAGTCCTTGATTTCTTGCTTCATAATACATATTCTTTGCAAGACAAGTTGCTTCAGTATGTCTGAAATTATCTACCTCAGCTTTATCAACTGAAGTAGTTGCAACTAAAAATGATAATACTACTTCCTTTATCATTTTACTGTCCACATTGAACCAAATGCATCAAGGTATTCTGCATTTGAAGTTTGAAGTGTTATATAATCACCAAAGTGAAAATCAAATGTTTTCAATAGATGTACATAATCACCTTGTGTCATTTCATCAAGTATAGTATGATAATTCATACCTAATTGTTGTGCAAGATTTTTTGCATCACCAAGTAGTGAAAAAGCATTACCCTTTTCACCATCTATATTGATAACAATCTTATCAGTAGGTGTTTTTTCTATCATACTGATTCTCCATCTAAAGTTTCAAAACCCATTCTAGCGACAACATACTTTTCAGTACCGACTAATATCTGGTCACCAACTGAAGTAGACCTTAGACCCATACCACTAGATATGTCACCAACAACTGTAACATTTGGATTTGCATCATTACCAATCTTTAATGACCAACTACCATGAATGTTATTTGTCCACTTATAAGCATACTCTAACTTATCAATAACTGACTCTGCATCATTAGGTACTTCTACAAAAGCAACTGTAGATGGTTTACCCTCAAACGCTGTATGAATAACTGCAACTTGTTCCATTTCTCTCTCCACTACCAAAGTTTAGTTCCATTTTCAGCAGCGGTCTTCATTGCATGAACCTCTGCTACTTCTTCAACTCTCAACTCAAAATTAATTGCAGTTGAGATGTCATCTGCAAGATGAGGCCACTTCTTAACAAAAGTGGAAACAAAAGTATCCTTTTGTTCTTTAGTCATCTGTGCGATTGATTCTACTGTCAAATCTTCTAATTTCATAATATACCTCTCTTTTTTGATTCTATTAATACTACCATGTTTTGATAACAAAGTCAAGTCTCAAATAACTCCATTTTCCCAAACATCATCTGCAAGTTTCTTTTCCATTCGGTATGCTTCCTTTTCCCAAGGTAAGTCCCAATAATTAGTATCTTCTGGAATAAACTTAGTTTTCCACCTTGCTCTACCTTTTACAATACCATCATTCATTTCACTTCTTGCATACTGTTTTACATGAACCATTTCATGACATAGTGCTTGCACCAAATCCTTAATACCAATAGACTTATCAAGTTCTATCTCAAATTTTCTATTAGTATCTTGCATCATACAAAATCCAATTGCATCACTCTTGATAGTCACAAGGTTAACTTGGATATCAAGAGTTCTGAATCTAGGAAGAAGTTTTTTAATCATGTGAGCAACAACCTTATGACAGATTTCTCTCTTTGTGGAGTTACTACCATTTACTTCAACAAAGTTCATATTTTATGCAGCCTCTTTTGTAGGTTGTAACATTGAAAAGGGAACAGTATAAAGAGCAGTTCCACCAGAGATTGGATTAACTACCATTTCAACAATCGCTTTAGTATTGTTAATTTTAGTAACTGTTCCAAGTCTCTTTTTTGTTTTTTGGACAATGTAAACTTTGTCACCAACATTGATACCAGACTTTGCTTTCATTACTTTGATGTCTTGTATCATACTTTGAACTTGTGTAAGTTCAGAAATTGTAAGACCCATTAGGTCGGTTGTGATTTTTTCTACTGTCATAATTAACCTCTCATTTCTACAGCGTTATTCCAAAGAGTTTTTGCACCGTCATGGTGGGCGAAACCCTCTTCATCTGCAAAGTCCATGCTACTTGTGAACATAACTTCACCAAAGATTTTATGGGTGTCAAGGACATATTTAAGCATCTTAGGAGTCTTTGCAAACCCAACTAGGTTTCCAGCACCTTTGAAAACTTGAATACCACCCTCATGGGCACCGATAAAAATTGTTTCGTTTTTTGTCATATTTAACTCTCTTTCTCTTGATTATGTATATACTATATCGTGTTTTTAGAACAAAGTCAAGTAAAAAAATAAGTCGTTGATTTTATTGGATTTTTTAGGGGGGTTAAAAGTAAAATAGGGGGGTAGAAACCCCCCTATTTCTCACGATTCGCAAGGTTTATTGTAACTGACCATTTTTGTTCATTACATAAACTCCTCGAATCATGAAAGCAATACTCGTTAGAGATAAAAGGACGAGAGTTGAGAGAGAGGAATTTGGCCCATCTAACCCAGAAGCAAGCATTGCAATTATCATACCGATACCAAAACTAATCATAATATAGAACTCCGAATCAATTTCATTTCACTATAATAGTTATACCACTATTTTGCAGCAGAGTCAAGTCTCACATAGTCTGAATTCCAATTAAATGCTGTCTTGACAACTTCATGGGAAAGACCTTTGATTTTTTGATGCAGTTTTTTATCTTTTGCATAGACAAGAATTTCTGCTTCATCTTCATGTAAACCCTCTAACATTTGGATATACATATTTTCTTTTTGAGCTCTAGGTGTAACATTATCTGCACCTTGAATAAAATGATACAAACGTCTTGCTTCTTGAGAAAGCAACGTATGTTCAGTACCCTCTGGTACATCATTAGGTTTATAAGGAACTGCACCCTCTGGTAATGCCCAAACAATTCTTGGGTCAAAAGATGATTTGATAATCATTCTTAGTGCATCAGAATCATTTTCTTTTAGAATATTAATCTTCTGCGATTTAGTTTTTGCTTTATGCACTTTATCTAACACCTCTGATAAAAGTGGTGTATATGTTTTTACTGCCATTAGAAATCTCCTATGTTTTCCATTAAGGTCTTTAGTTTATTCTTTATAAAATAATTTAGTAAATGTTTACGACTACCCTCTGGAGCGTCCAAGAAAGTTTGTGTACATTTTTCTTTAATGTCATCTGGAATATAGGATAAATCTATAAGAGTTCTATTTCTTTGATAGTTTCTCATCATCTCTTCATTACAGTAATCACTTGGCTCCAAATCAATCCATGCATCAAGTTTCCTTTTAGTCATGGGTTTTTGTCTTAACTCATCTACAAAAGTATTATCAGGCGACAAGAAGTTTGGTACTCCATCACTTCTATCACCCTTTAAGATATGTTCTTTAATATATGTAGTAGGGTCTACACCGTTTACATATTTCTTTTGTATAGGACTATATTGTGTTACAAAATTATATTTTTGTAATTGGATAAAATCTTTATCACTAGATAAGATTAATACCTTTTCATAGTTCTTAGGTTCTTTTGCAACATGAAATACCACAGATGCAATAATATCATCTGCTTCTGCATTTTCTACTTGCAAAACTTTGTATGGGAAATATTCGGTAAGTTCATCACGAATTGTATGAAGAGTTTCAAATATTTGATTCCAATCAAGACTAGATTTCTTTCTATCTTTTCTTCTTGAAAATTTATAATTTGGAAAGTATTCTCTTCTCCAATTACCTTTGTTATCATAACATAACACAAGTTCTCCAAACTCACCTTGGAATCTGGAACGGTAACTTCTTAGAGAATTAAGAACCATATGTCTTACAAAGTCTGGTTCTATATTTTTATTACCACCGAGCTGCACCATCAAACTTGATAGTGTCACTTGGTTCATATCAACTAGTATCATCTTCCTTATCACTCATCATATCACTTAACATATTTAAATCAACTTTAGTGGTAATAGTATTATTCTTATCTTCAGTTACCGTTTTTACAACAGTATCCATAAAAGGTTGTATAGGGTGTCTAAAACCAATATCCCTATACAAGATACCTCTAACAACTTCATTAAGAAAACTGATATCTCCAATGAATCTTTCATCTTTAATATCTATACCATTCTCACCAATGTTATGTATTAATCCAATCATTAAACCCTCTGCAAGATTATCTGCAAAATCTAAATCTTGTTGAGTTTCAGTTGGATTAATATTAACAACTTTAGGTATTCTTGTTCTCGTACCTTTAAACTTGGTTGGAAATTTTATGACATTATCGTTCATTAATAACCTAACTCCTGCTTTCGTTTTTGTAGTTTTCTTTCCCACCTTTTTTTACCAGCTGCTTTTTGTCTTCTTTTCTTTTCACCTCTGGTTTGGTGGGAAGTCCTTTCACGCAGTTCTTGAAACAAACCTTCTTTCATAAGTTTCTTTTTAAGGACTCTGATAGCACCATTTACATCAGATGTAGTGTTACCATCTTTGTCCTTAACTTGGCGAACTGTAACAGTCATTCCATAGTCTTTTTTATATTTATCTTTCTTTTTAAAGTAACTCATAGGCTCCCTTATGATAGTTTTTCTGCATCAATGATTTTATCAAGTTTCTTGATTTCATCAACTTTAGTCTGATTGACAGTTTCATCAAGTTCCTTGAACGCTTCATTACTTTTGATTTTAGACATTAACATTTTGTCTTTCTTCAACCTATTTAATAGGATTTTCTGAGCGTTCTCATCAGAGTATTCTAACAACACATATACACGATATTGTGTACCATTAGATACTACTTTAGATTCTTGGACATTATATCCAGCAACATCAACATCAGAAATGATATTCTTTGTTGCAGTTTGAATCTCATTCATAACAGAAGCATCTGCATCAGTTGAACCTACCTTAGTAATAAAACTCTTCGTAATAGAATTAACTCTACCATTAATTCTGTCAGCAAGAGTTGTTTTTGCAGACAAGATTGCAATATCATTTGATAGTTGCAAGTCTGGTGTATTTGCAGTACCTACTGCATAGATAGCATCATCTTTGACAGGCATCTTAGTATACCAACTAGGTACTTGTTCTACTTGTTGTTTTACTTTTGCAGATTGGTGTTCATACAATTTCTTAACAACACCAATTGGGGGTTTAACAACCACATTAGCTGTATTTGCACTTACAAAAGGATTTGATGCACTACAGGCACTTAACAGTACACCTAGAGATGCAACGGTAGTCATTTGTTTAATCATTATCTAACCTCTTTCAATTTATTAACGATTGTGTCACGAATACCACTATCAACAAAAACGTCTTTAGTGGTTGCTAATATATTGGGGTGATATGTGACTAGTATTACCCCAACAATAATTCCAAATATAAATTTCATCATCTAGTAACAATCTGTTCCGCCAGTTGTCCAATTCGCATAACAACTGCCTGGTTCATGAACCTTATAAGATACAGACGTATTACCAATCTTTACGTTATTTGTAATTCCATATCCAAACACAGTTCCCACAGGCGCATTTTTATATATGGTCTGATTTATCTTATGATTAATCAATGTACCAACAATAGTACTTACGATACTTGGTTGTGGTTTATGATATGTAGGTTCTGAATAAACTACCCTTTCAGTAACTACTGGCGTAGAATCTCTGTAAATATAAACAGGCTTCTCAATCTCTTTATAGATTACTTTAGGTTTAGTTTCACAATCATAATCAGTAGTTGACGATACTATCTCACCACTTTTCTGAGTCACAACTTTTTGATACTTACAATCTTGTGCAAATGCACTTGTGGTCATAAGTATCGCAGTTGTAGTTAATAACAAAGTTTTCATATTCATAATACTACACTATTTCTTTTGCATTGTCAAGTATATCGGTAGCAACACAGTATGCATTGAAATCGAATCCACCAATATGCCACTCGTACTCTTCAGTAGGTACATATCCATCTTTCCAATTGTAGATGGTAAAGGTAGTATTGTTTTCATCTTCAGCATTAACACTCCATTGTGCATTGACCTTTTCATAAGGACTTGCATCTGTCATGGTTGGTTCTCCAAAGACCTCTACTAACTTATCGTAGGTGGTAGTAACCTTACCTTGTAAACTAGTTCCAACGGTTTTGATTGTATCACAAGCAACAAATTTATACATACTTACAATCTCCTTTTCCAATACCGACTAACAATTCAAAGAACAAGTCTTCCCAATCGTCTTTCTTTTCTTTGACGTAATCAAATGCATAGACATTTTCTTTCGCCCATTTGATAGCCTCTTTGGCAGTATCAAATTCACCAGTTTTACCCATCATATTAGTCTGAGTATAAACAAAGTATTTCACAGTTTTAGTAGTCATTTTGACCTCTCTTTCTCATTATTACAGAATCATCTTACCATGTTTTTACAACAAAGTCAAGGCTAATCGCCCAAATCTTCAAACTTTTTATCAACCAAATTTCCAACCAAACTGTCAATCACACTATTACCCTCAAGACCAGCTTTATCAAGTGCATCTTGAAATTCATCAACTGTCATTGACCCTACCTCTTCACAGAAGTTTTCTTTAATTGCATCATTTACAGAATTACTCATAATATCTCCTATCCGTAATGCATATCTGCATAGTCAATGCATTTATCCATAACATCTTCATAGAACAACTCTGAATTTTCTTCTTGAAGTTCTACTAACTGTTCATCATTAAGTTCTTTTCCAGATGAAACGAACTTTGCAGAATCTATATAAGCATCAACAAAGTCTGGATAGTCTTTCATATCAATACCATCAACTTCAACATCTGTAACTTCTAAATTATTTAATTTATATTTCATATTATCTCCTATTAACTAAAGTGGTCGCCAGTTTCAATCGCAAAGATTTCGTCCTTTGCAATATCAACACCCATATTTCCAAACTTTGTTTTGATGTCTGTAATCAAATCTTCTTTTGTTTTGATATTTGCATCAGCAACAAAATTACCATCTTGGTCAAAAAAGTCCCAAACAGTTTCTTGAACGTCCATCACAAAATTCTTAACTTTTCCCATAATTTTCTCTCTTTCTCTTGATTATGTATATACTATAACTTGTTTTTACAACAAAGTCAAGTACTAAATAAAAACCCTTATAAATCAAGGACTTATAAGGGTGTAAAAGTGGGGTAGTTTATTGATTTATGCGAATCGGTGCGAATCACAATTGAGATAGTAGTTCTTTTAGTTTCTTCTTAGATTTACCTAAAACTTTTGCTTTCTTAATATTTGCAAGATTATCAAGGTTATCTCCGACTACAACTAATGCAATCATACCCATACCTTTATGGGGTGTGCATTGATATAAGTAGATTCCCTCTTTTTCAAAAGTATAAGAAAACTCTTTATTGAATTTTGATTTTGGTAATTTCTTGACACCATCTGGTGCAGAGATGAAATGCACATTGTGTCCTTTAGATGCAGGCAGCCATGTAATTGTATCTCCAACAGCAACTTGTGCTACTTCTTTCGAATATACCATCTTCCTGCCGCTTCCATCTTTATTCAACATATCAATGGTAACATCAGCTGCATTTGCAGACATTGATATCATAACAAATAGTAGTGTAAATAATCTAATCATAATTTTCCCTTTCATATTATCCACCATGTCCGTAAGTATCATAATCCCATTCTGATTTGGATTGTTTACTTACAAATTCATTTTCTTCTTCAGTATAAGGCCACATTATTTATTCTCCAACTCGACTAACATTTTGTCATACATTTCATTAGTTAAATCGTTCATTTTATCCAAATTAAATGACATTTCTTTTACATCTGAAACTGACCTAATTGCTGGTAAGTGACTCATTATTTGTTTATTTGCATGAAGTTGTTTACCTCTTTGTATTTCTATTAATATTTTTTGAAACCATTTACTAACGGTTTCACAAATTTTGCAAGTCTCGACATAGACTGCTTCTGCGACAGACATTTATTTCTCCTATTGTGAAAGTGTAGTTTAATACTACAATTATATTTATATTAGATATTATGTTTTGTTTTGGAAAACTATTATTTCGATTTTGGAAACAATCATCTTGTGAGTTTTTCCCATGTACTTTTTGGTTTTCTTTTTTTAGTTTGGGGGGTAGTTGAGAAAGATTGTTTAGCTCTTTCTGCTTCTTCTTTCATTCTTTTTTCTGCTTTCGCTTTATCATCATTTATTGACCATCTGGATTTTTCACGCATAGAAAGTTGTGCGTTGAAATGACTTCTAACTTCTTCTGCATTATCTGTAAACTGTAACATAGTCTTTATAGCAATATATCCATCACCTTTGAACATTAGACTACCATCACGGTATACCTTTCCAATTGAGTCATCTATTACAATAGTACAATTTTTATGTTTAAACGTCATCTTTGTGCAGTCCGATAAAATATTCTGCATCAACTAGAACTAATGGTTTGTGATTATTTCTTTTCACAACCACAATTGGTTCATAGTCTTTGCAATTTTCGACTGCTTGAGAATAGGATTCCCAGATGTTAACTTTTTCTTGATTCTTACATTCAATTGAGTAGGGAAACTTCTCTCTTGCAGCCCTCGACATAATTAAATCTTCACCACCAGCACC